TAGTTGTTTTTTCTATTATATAATTATAAGATTAATTCAATAAATTATAATTGGCTTTGAGTACTTGCTTAAAATTGTTGAGAGAAGATTTCCTTAAATCTGAAGTTACTACACCCCCTAATAATTGAAAGATTGTATCACTTTTCTTAAATTTGCCAATTATTTTATCTAATAAATATTGTGGTGTGACTTTGTATAATTCTTTGATTAGTGGGTAATTCAGCATTTCGTTATCGTATACACATTGAGCAAATAATTCAAAATCAAAATCTTCAGCAACTTGCAAGGCATCTGAAAACCACTTGCCAAAGGTCTTGCTCTGTGTTTGTAGATGTTTCAATATGGTTCTCTCTACTAATGTGGAATCCAATACAGGTGCTAATCTAAGTACTTTACGAGGATTCCTGATGAACTGTTTGACATTGGTTGGTTTAATATCTTGATTAATAATCTTGTTGACTATATCTGCTAATGAAGGATAGTATTTCACAGCAATACTAAGTATACCAAAACCCATGGAAAAGCTGTTTGATTCTAATGTGCTGATCAATTGTTGGAAAGAAGCAAGACCAAAACCACCATAGCCTACAGGTGTAAAAGCCCATGCAGCAAAAATCACTGGTTTGAAATCCCTAGAAAAATCTTTCCACCTTGACCATCTCATGATGCTAATAGACATCTCCCTCATATACTTGTAATATGCTGTTGTCCAGGAGGTATGACTTTTAACTGCACCTTGACAGGATGCGAATATTTGATTATGTTCATCAACAAAGGATCTAAATTTTTGTGTGTAGTCAGGCATAATCTTGAGAAAAGCTCTCAAACCAGGGGTAATCTCATTTCCATAATACCATATTTTGCCTAGATAAGTTGCAAAGATAGTAGACATATGTGTCTTCCCAAGGCTGGTGATAAAACCATAACTTCTATATGTAGATTCTATCACTTTCCAAACTGCGGCAACATCATTCCTTTTCACAGTGATCCTAAGTAACCCATCATCAATGAATGTACACAAATTTGCAGAACTCTTGATATAGTTTTGCTCTGCCAGTTTTTTTACAGTAAACGACATTAAATCTGAATGGAACCAAGTATTCATTGCTCCTGCATCACCTTCGAAATCCACTGCATTAGTTTTATATTTGAGTAATATATCACTGCGGATTGAGATGATATCAGTACCCCTTGTTAAATCAATATATTTTTCTATCTCTGGC